AGAAAATAATAAAATTATTATCAAATGAACAGCTTTACTTGTTTAATTCAGCCTCTGAATATGATTTGCTTGTATCACGGAACAAAACAAAGTTATCACCAATTGGATCTCCAATACCAATAAAGTTTTCATCTTCATCTACTACCTCTCGTATAACTTTGCCCTTGAGTTCCTTGATTTTTTTAACATCAGCATAATACATTATCGTTTTTAACTCAGCATTCTCTTTTGCATCATAAAACCTTTTTGTAAAAGAATAAGTTCCTTTGTCTCGGCGAGATACAAATTCGAGTTTTACCGTTATAGTAAGTTCTTCTGTGATTTTAGTTTTTACACCTGTAATCTTGCAATTATTAATTTTTCTCATTGAGTTACCTCCTATACATGCTTAAATAAAACCTACTGTTACAATTTCTAAAATTTTACTATCTCCTTTCTCATAAATTTAGACATGTGTCTATAATTTAGTTTATGCTAAATATATCAACATATCTTGTATTATATATCAATTTTACATAATTTTCAAGTCTAACTTACCATTTATTCTTCTAAAATCCTAATTATTAATACTATTAAACAGATACAAAACAATTTTATTTCTTTCAACTTCTTTCATCTCAATAATTTTAGCCATTGTGAACATTACAAGTTTGTATTTTGCAAAATTTATTAAAGTAGCTCTATATTCTTCATCAACTTCTTTTAGCATACTATCAAACTTCTCATACATTTCAGTTTTATCATATAAAATATTAGCCCAATCACTTGTAGTTAAACATATTCCTAATCTTAATTTATTTTTTATATCCATATCTTTAATTATATTTATTACATTTTTTACTTTATCTTCTTCCATAACTTTTTCCTCCTTAAAATCTAGTATTATTGTTTCTCTTTTTATTCTTCTTTTATTTGTTTTAATTCATTTCTAGCAAGCCCCGCTTCGATTTCAAAAGTTTTTTTAGCTGCCCCAATTCTTGACCCCCAAATAAAGCCTATACTTGCACCACCCGGCACGGTTATTACTTCTTCTGGCGTAGCGGCTTGCGGTCCGAGTTGCCCTCCAATTAGAGCTATACCTGCACCGATGCCCGCCCCGCCGATACCACCTATTAAGCTCTCTTTTCCAATATTATATAATATCGGCAGTTGCTTTAAAGCCGCAGCATAAGCATATTTGGCACTATATGGAAACTTCTCAAGCGCTCCTAATACAGTCCAAGGGTCTTTATGTTTATATGCAGGCTTTTCAATAGTTTCGGTTACGGATTTTGAAACATTATTATTCAGATAATCAAGGCGCTTTTTATCATCTTCACTAAAGCCCCTGCCAAGTATTTGATTGTTCATTTCTTTAATTTCAAGGTCGGCAGTTTCAATTTGATTACTTGTTTCCTTAAAAGCTTTTGACGGCAATTCTGCAATCCGTTTTAAACCTTGCAAAAAATTTCCTACCGGGTCGTATGGATTGTATAACTTATTTTTCGGGTCATAATTTGAAATACTTGTATTGCCGACAGGTCTATGGATATAAGGTTTTCTGTTTTCAATAACTGCACCGTCATAATTTAAGTATTCATTTAGTTTTTTATTAAATAACTCTTTATCATAAATATTGTTTTCTGAATTTTCTGCAAAATCTATACTTTCAAACTGATCCCAATATTCACTATTATTTGATTTTATATCGTTAGAAAATGAGGGCGCTTCTTCAAATTGCACCCAAAAATCTTTATTTGTCATATCAATTTATTCCTAAATTTTAATAAACTTGTCTACCGCCGTGCTTTAAAGCTTCATTTAACATATTTACAGGCACATAAGCCAAATTACCGTCAGGTTTTTGCACAATTGATACGCCATCCTTAATTAACGTTAAATGCGCATGGTGCTTATGGTTTGTACCCTGCTTTTTGTCAAAAGCCGTTTCATCTTCAAGTTTTGGATGATTTTTAAATTTTGCAAGGATAACAGGGTCAGACGTTCCGATTTTATGTACAAGAGGATTATTTAATTCGGATTGGAAAAATTTTATCTTATTTTCCGCATTGTGTTCGCTCATTGAAACATCTATTGCACGCGATATACCGCCTTCGTTGTGATGTGAAGAATAATTTTTAGCCCGAGGGTTATATCTTCCACCGTTTACAACGGTAAAATTCATACCGAGTTTTTTGCCAAGGTTTGGTAAATAATTATCCCCGTAATATGTAAGGGTTTTTGTTTCATGCGGTTTTGCCTGAAAATTATTAACATTATGATAATTTAATTCTAAATTCTTAATTATTTCTTTATTTTGCTCCTGCAAAGTCACATTAAGCCTGTGGTTGATAATTTTAAATTTTTCCTCTGAATTAGGTTCGCGCTTATTTTTTCTTTCAAAGTATGTAAAATCATTTACAACTTCGCGCATAAAGCCTGCTCTTTGATTCATTCCTTCGGCAAGCTTTATATACATTTTTCCTTTGGAAGCTGAATCCTCATAGCCTAAACTTTTTATAAAAGTTTCAAGTTCAGGGGTTGTTATCTTGCGCCCACGTCTTAATTCAAATTCTCTTACATAAGAGTTTATCTCATTATACGCGGCAGTTTTATTATTACCTTTTCCAAAATGCCCGTAATTACCTTTATGAAGCCCAATGATTTCCAAGGCTTCATTAATCATTTTGTCGTCATCTTTAAAAGGCGAATAACCAAGAGTTTTAATATCTTCCTGACGTTTCACAAAAGCTTTATAATCGCTGTCGCTTAAATATCCTTTGTATCTTAAAAGATTAAGGTTTTTAAATCCTTGAGCATCATAAATACTTTTTTCGTGAAGTTCTTGCCAAATTCCTAAATCTGTTTTAACATCACCCGTTTTATTTACTTCATCAATATATTTTCTTAAAGATAAGGTGTCTTTTGAACTCATATCAATTGGTATATCATCATACGACAAAACTTCACCGTTTTGCTGCTTTATTAAGGCAGTGTCATAAAAAGTTTTGTAATAGCCGTCAGTTTTAGCCTGTTCTATTTTTTTATTTTGTGAATTTAAAAGTTCATATTCCTGCCTTGTTTCAGTTTGTAAATCAATATCTTCTATTTCGCCGATTTTATTATATGCTTGCTCGTTTGTCAAGCCTATAAGGCTTTGCGCGTTTGCTTTTGCAGTATACCTGTTTTCATTATCCTTTATCTTTGCTTCAAAGACTGCGATTTTTTCGCCTGAAATTTTGGTTTTATATTTTTCAAAATACGTCCTCGCCGTAAGGCTTTTATCGGCAATCAAGCTTGTAAGCACATTTTCATGAGCGGAGGAAGAAAAAAGGATTTTTTTATTTTTTATTGTTTCTTCATCAAGATTTAAGGTTTTTCCCAAGGAATCAATAAGAGTGTTCCCGTCTTGAATATATTTTAATACTTGAGTGTCATCGTTCCTGTTTAATACTGCTTTTGAAACTACATTATTAAGTGCTATTGTATGTGTTTCTGTTGCGTGATTTATGGTCTCCTTATAATCGTGAGCGTTTACATCCTTTGCCACTTTTAGACGTTTTTGCCCCAATATTGCTTTAACCCTTAAAGCCATTTCGCCCTGCAGGCCATAAGATGAATAAATTTTATCTATATCTTCATCATAAGCATTAAGAACTTCTTCCGCCTTTCCCATAGCGTTTGCACCTGTTTGATAGAAATAGCCGTTATTTTTATCATACAATGTCTGTTCTATTTCATCGGCTTTGTTAATGATTTCCAATATATTGGAGCGTTCTTTGGTTTCTTTGAATTTTTCATAGGCTTTATTAATTTCCTGAATACCTTTGCCTAAATTTCCTTTAGCCTGATATATATTTTGCCCGAACGCATCAGGATTCATATTTGCTTCCTGATAACTTGCAGGTGTTCTTTGATTACTTACTTCGGGTTGATTGTATACTTTGATATTTGGCATAGTTGATTTAATTACCTTTCATTAAACAAATTTTAATCCGTTATCTACCATTCCGATTTTATTTTTATTTGAAAACTTTAATTTTTGCCCATTCCACCAGCTGCTTACTTTGTTTGGCACTTCTGTTCCGCTTAACCCGGTAAATGCCTTGCCCACTCCTTCAAGTCCTATGGCCACAGCATTTATTTTTCCAGCTTTGGAGGCATTTTTGCCTGCAATAATGTCCATGTTAGCCTGATTGGTAAAGTTATCCGCCTGTTGTTCATAATTCAATGCCCGTTTTTCTGCATTATATTGAATATTTAAGGCATCCAATTCGCCCATAGTCGCCGTATCTTCAACAGTGTCAAGTGCTATCCCCTGTGTAACATCAATATTTCCTGCTGCCATACCTGCCTGCTGTGAACCTATGCGCTGCAAGGTTTTTATTCTCTGTAATCTGCTATCTTCAAGCCCCGCTTGCCTTTCGGTTGCAGCGTTATTGTTTGCAATGATTGCATTATTCTTATTTACCTGTGCTTTATAGTTATACTGCGCTTTTTCGGCATTACCTTTTTGTATCGACCCCACAACACCTGCTGCCGTGCTTGCTATGGTTAATACTGTGCCGATAACCGCTGCAGCTGTTCCCGTAATTACACACATATTGTTAAACCTCTAAACCTTTCGTATTTTTTAACCTGTAAAAAAATTCAAACCCATTGGGAATGTTTTTAATTTTAAAAAAGTTTTCAAATCTAAAACCAAGCCATTTTAGCCACTTTTTACTTGCCATATTTGATTTATATAAAATGTTATAAGTGAGACCGAATTTCGTATCGTAAAATTCAAATTCTTTTTTAAGTTCCAAAAGCATAGATAATTTGTGATTTTTAACCTCATTTGTAGTTAAGAACCAAACCCCTGCAACATTTTTATTTTGAGGTAATGCACTATAACCTCCCATTACAATTGGAATACCATTTTTATTTTTGCCGATAACGGCATAAGTACTTGATTTTTTAATAAGTTTCAGCGTTTTCTTTTTCCAATTTCTTTTAAAAAGCGCTTTAAGCTCTGATTTATCTTCGCTTCTTAGATGATTTAAAATATATCTGATATCTTTTAGATTTTTAGGATATCTTATCATTTTACTTATCCCCTACATTTACAGTGGCGCTTATGCTTGAAATCGTTAAAGGAAGCGGAAATTTTTGTTTAATATGAATAGTTGCCTCTGTCGAAGCGATTGAAGAAACAAAACTATCTACCTGGCCAGAATGAAGATAATCTGCATTGTTTATACTTTCAATGCAGCGGGGATTCTGGTATTCAGTGCCGTCTGCACCTACAACAAAGAAATCTTCACGACTTTTTTCTATTTTTACCGATATTGCATTTACGGATTTTTTAATGCCTTTTGTTTGCTCGCCCTCTATATTCAGTGTTTCAAGGTCAAATTCATAAGAAAGCCCCACAACAACATTTGAAGCGGCACGGGGTAATGTTATTTTTCCGTTTTTAACCTTTAAATTTTCAATAACTCCACCGTCTACAAGAGCAATAACATCTTCATTTTCAAGGTGCTCAAGTCCTACAAGTTGTTTTGTCGGATTTCCTGAATATCTAAGACCGCAATCCACAAAGAAGCCTTCTGTTGTTTTTGAAACAAGACGTGATGTCATACGTTCAACAAAACGGACGATTTCGCCGTCAATATGTCTTTTTACTATAAAATAGGCAACATCTTCAAATCCTTCTCTTATTACCGCCACTGCTTCAAACTCACCTCTCCTGTTTTTTATTATAGGTTAAACCTGCAATACTGCCGTTAGACATCACACACCAGATGATTTTATAAGGTTCTTTACTATAGGCCATATCAATAACCTGTTTATTTTCAAAAAGATGTTTTGCAAAAATTGATAATTCATCCCCGTCGTAAGAATCGCTAACGTATGTGTAGCCTAAATCACGAACGATAGAACCTCCCGCCTGTATGAAAATTACTTGAGAGCCTGAAACGCAAGGCATTATGTAACTTGAGCCGTAATTGCTTTGTATGGTAGCCTCGGGTGGCGGACTTGCAGAAAACACGCCGTCGGCGCCGTTTACCTTCCATTCGGCATTTGAGGTTAAGACAATTAAATCATTCAACCCTATTAAATGGCGTATTTCGTTGACCTGTTTATCTGCAATTGTTAGAGTGATTGCATCTGCCGCTATTAGTGGTCTTGATACGTTAAAATTATTTGTAGCTGCTGTTTGGGATGCTTTAATCGTTTGAGGATTATTCAAAAGGTTGGCATAAAGCTTTCTTTGTTTAAAGTATGTCGTAACGCCGGGATAATCGCCGTCTGCAAAAGGTTCTCTTGCTATAGGGGCTGTTGAAGTTAAATCAGGCTCAATTTTATCATCTGTAAAGCTAGTAGTTGTAGTTGTTCCGATATAACCAAAAATCCCGTTTACAGCACGATATACGTTATATTCACTTGCACCCTGAACGGCAGAAAATGTGATTGTCATAAATTCATTTACTGCCCAGTTGCCCTCATATCGACCGTTTGCGGTTACGGTTTGGCTTCTGTTACTTTCTTCAAGGGTTTTTTCATCAACTGCGGTAACAAGATAAGTATAGGCTCTGGCGTTTGCAGTTGAGCCCGTCCATTTTGCCTGTACATTTTCAGGCGGTTTTATTGCGGGCTCAAAAACGATATCAGATAAAACCCAATCATAGTGGCTATATCTGCTCAATTCCTTTGGTGGCATGCCGCTTTTTACGATTGAAAGCACATCGGCGTTTTGCGCATATTGAATATATGGCAGGTCAGATTCCGTGTAAGGTGTTTCAATCTCTACAATTTGACCCTTTTTAGCCTGCTTTGCAGGGTCTGCGGGTGCTGTATCTGTTTCATCTCCGTAATTTTCGGGGTAAATTATATAACCACCGTCCTTAATGAAACGAAAATATTTATGCCCTGCTTCAATGATGTATGTTTGTTCGGTGTTGAAGCTAAAGGGAATAAGGCGGGCTTTTTTCCCGCCGTCCTTAATTTTCCCCACAAGTTCCAATCCTGCACGGTTTAATACGCAACCCTCCTCTCGTACAAAGCCGTTTTTTAGAGATTTTAAACCATTGGCATATTTTGCAAGGTCATTTCTTGCCGCTAAGTATGGGCTTATTTCGCCGCCAGTAAAGCTATTTTGTTCTATAACAAATTCACTCATAATTTAAAACCTCTCATCCAGCCAAGTTTTTTTTAATTCGGCCTCATCTTTATTTTGGCTCTCTGTCGCATTAATTTTTTTAGCCTTATTTATCATCAATTGATAAATCTGAAAACAATTATTAGCCTTAGATGAAGAACCTGTAATTGTTTTACCGCACAGACTGCCTAAATATGCGCCGAGTGCCAGTACAAAATCTGCAGTAAAGAAACTTTCTTTGTCTACATTTTTTGTATATCGAAGCCTTGCGGGCGAAATATTTGTATAAATAACTTTTTGACCGTTTGAGATTGTACCTATATCAAACTTATAGGCGTTTTCAGACCGAAAAGTGTCCAAGATTTCTCTTGCAGCAATGCAGTCATTAGGATAATCATATTCAAACTGATACTTTGGATTTTCAGGTTTATTACCTGTAGGTGTTAAATCCCTGAATGTGCTTGCAAAGCTCCAATCAAAATCTGCTAAAACCTGATTTTTAGCTATCTCATAAAATGTATTAAAGGTCGTAGTAGCGGAATCCGTTTGATTTACGGTCTGAATTGTTGCGCTTAATCCTAAATGAATTAATGCAATGTTATAAATATACGCTCTTGAATAAGCCATTATTCAGCCTTTACCCCTTCAAAAGTGTTTATTTTTTCTTCGAGTTCTTTGATAAGTTCGTCAATGGGTGCTTCTTTTTGTTCAAAGGGTATATTTTTTTCAATTGCAATGGTTTTTAATTCTTCAAGCCTTGCAATTTGCTTTTCTTCGGCTCTTTTTGACATTTTGGCTTCAAAAGCCTCAAGCGTTAGAGTGTTTATATCTTCTGTTACCCCCGCTTCATTTGCTCTTGCAATTAATTCCGCCTTTTTATCATCGGGTAAACTTCCTATAGTTACAATTGTTTGAGAATTTTTATTATTTTTATTGCCAATTTTAGGGGCTTTTAGAGTATTTTTGGGTGGTGTTGGATTTTCTATTTTAAAACTACCCTGAACCGTACTTGCTTGTCCGTCTGCAAGCGTAGCCCATGAAGGGATTGTATCGCCTTCATAATCAATTACCGAATTTACAGGACGAATGCCGCCTTTATAAAAGGCCTCCTCTAAAACTTTTACTTTGTGCGTGTTTGACATTGTTTTTAATCCTTTCAAAAAATGTTAAATAAAAAAGCGGAGGGCAAAAACCCTCCATAATCGCATAATGACCGGAATTAGAATATATTTTAAACGTCGTGCCACCCTTCATTATGAGAAGCAACAAGTCCGCCCGTAATTCTGCCTTGGGTCGGTGCAGTTCCTGCTACGGTATATTTTAGGCGCATATAGCCTTTATTACCTTTGGGGAACGTTGTTATAGGAAATACATACCCTGTTTTTAATTTTTCCAAAACCTGTGTGCTTTCTGCCAATGTTTCAGGCGTTGTAAAATCAGGGTCGGTTGCTGTTTGAATTTCAACTTTAAGTGATGTCAGATTATTAAAATCCTCTACAACCTGAATAAGTAAGGGTTTTGGTGTACCAAAACTAGCCTCGCCCTTGCCCATATCTATTACATTTTCAGATACATCATTGGCAGTAATTGCCTGTCTGTCTGAAAATTTGTTTTGACTATCTAATAACATTTTTTATTTTCCTTTCGTTCGTTTAAATGTGCAATTAAAAAAAATTAAGGAATGCTTCCTTAATGAAATCACGTTTTAAAGGTGTTAATTATGCAGCCTCTGTCACCTTTTGTTCTGTATTTAAAATCTGGTCACAGCATTTAATCGGCATATCAAGGAATTTAACAATCGGCTTACCTTCATATTCAGATATAGTAAGATTAACATTACTGTCTTTTCTTGCTTTTTTATGAAGCGCCGCTTGTATCGTTTCATTCACATAAATAACGGTTTTACCCGTTTTTCTATAACGGTTTACCGAATAATAACAATCAATTAATAAATCGATTAAATCGATATTTGCAAGACCGTCTTTATCTGTTGGTATATTTGCAATTCTTGCAGTAGAACGAAAATCACGAACGGCAAGCCCTAAATCCCATTTAAAGTGGTCACGGTATGCCTGAAACATTTTATTGTCTTTGTCAAATGCGGTTACTTCGCCCAAGTTCTCGTGCGTGATACCTGCCTTAGAGCCTTTTGGATATATCATTTGTGTGTGTAATTCACCCCAAGTAATAAACCAAATTGAAGTATTCTCGTCTCCTTTGCCTTTGGCATCAATTACTTTTGAACCGATAGAAGTTTTATCTTTATTGATTTTATTGTATCTGTTGGCTAAACCGTCAAACGCGCTGCTATTTATATTTTTATTGCCATAAAATATATTTGTTTGTACAATCTGGTTCATACCTTCCAAATGTGCATTTGCTTCATTCAACCTAAATTGCATTGTGTCTGCTTCAAGGTCTGCAAGGGATTTATCAACTTCTGAATAGCTCTCAAGCATAGCGGTTGATTCTCTAATTTGCGTGTATGTACCTTTTGAGCATTTAACACCTTGATAAAATTGCCTAAATTCTGCGGTTGGCAAACCATTTCTTACGCTCGTTTTATGCCCTGAACCGTCGTTACATTCTTTTACAACGGCATCTTCAAGTATTACGTTTGTTTGCGACAAAAGGTCTATAACCGTACTTGTTACCTTGCCACCCTCCATTTGAGACAGCTTGTCTTTTAGTGTTAAATACGTGTCGCCCACTAGTGTTGGTGTTGTTGTCATTTTTAAACTCCTTTATATTTTCAAGTTGATACTAAAAAAGACCCGATAATATCGGGTCTTGAAAATTTTTGACATTAAAAAAGACGTAAAATTTTTACGTCGAAAACGAATTAGAATTAAAATTTATTTTTACTGATTATTGCCGTAAAGAATTTGTGCGGGGGTTAAATCTTTTTCGGCAGGATGTACCCCATCCAAAATTTTACCCTCCTTCATCATGGCTCCAATATTTCTAAAGGTTTTTATGACCTCGGGGTGGTATTTTAGCCCGGTTTCATTAAAAACATTGATAAGTTCAGGGGTTGCAAATTTTGAATAAGCAAGCTCTGCTTCATCTATTGCGGCATTTAATTTAGTTCCACCGATTTCTTTATCCGTGTTTAAGGCAATTTTATAAGCCTCAATCTGCTGTCCTTTTATCTGTGAAATACTTTTGTTGACAAGGCTTGCTCCCAGTCTAATAAATTCATCGGCTGTTTTTTGGCTCAAATTACATTTGCCTGCAAGCTCTGTAAATTCTTTTGTGGTTTCGGGCTCAAGCTCCATATTTTCGCCTATATCGACACCGCTAAAATCATAAGAATCGGGTTTTCCGTATATTTCACCCTCATTGTCATCTACAGGGGGTTCGTTTTTCTGTTCGTTATTATCAGGATTGCTTAAATCTGTGCCACCATTTTCGGGGTTTTCCATACCCTGATTGCTTTCGGGCGGCATATTTCCTTCGTTTTGCAGGCTTTCACCCCCTGACTGCTGTTGCGTGTTTTCGTTTTCGTTTGTCATAGTTGGTTCCTCCTTTTTTCCATAATTTCTACATATTTTGTAAAATTGTATTTTTGAACACAATCAAGAATTTTTTGACAAAAATCTTTCTTGCCGTCTGTATAATCTCTAAGTCGGGGGTCTGAAATAAAACCTCTGTCAAGCGGTCGTGCGGTTTCAAGCAAATAACAAATAAAATTAAAGCCGTCTTTATCGTTTGAAACGTTCACAATCATATTTTCAAAATCTCGTTCATTCATTATGAAAACCCTAATCTATTCATTAGCTCGCTACCGTAAGAATCGGCTCCACCAACATTTTTGATTATTTGACTACCCTGTTGAACCTGTGCAAGCATTTTTTGCGCCGCTTCTTCCTGCGCCATTTGCTCCTTAATAGCTTCCACGGTTTCAGTCGGTACAACCTGTGCGGGGTCTACGTTTGCATACTCTGCGTAAGCATCTATCATTTCTGCACCGTTTATTTTGTATTTTAAAGCTGGGTCAACAGTGTTGCTTAGGTTTATGCTAAATGTTGTAAATCTTTCCATACTTGCTATATTCTGGGCTTTTAGGGCTTGCGCAAGTGTTGATATAAATTCAATTTCAAGATTGGCGCCCTGCAATTGTTCGGGAATTTCGGGCAGTATGTCAACTTTTAAGCATTCATAAAAAAGCCACTGAATAATTTGTCTTAAAGCACTATGGATTAAATTTAAAAGCGGAGAAAGTAAGACCATTTTTTCTTCTTTTAATTCATTAACCTCTGTAGCTGTTCTGCCTCGCTCCGCCGTGTTTAAAATCATTGCAAACAAATCGTTATAAAAATGCTCTTTGATTGTTTGTTTTGTTTCATCTTTTTCATTTTTAAGCTCTAAAACCCTCGGGTTTACTTCATAAATTGGGCTTAAACCTCTGCCGTTTTCATCCTCCTCAACAAAATATCCCGGCACATCTGATAATTTTTTATTTTTTAAAGCTGCGGGGCCTTTATAAGCAGGTGTAACGATTTTTTTAACTGCTTTGGCGTATTCTTTTGTTAAGTTCATGAGCTGTTTAACATCAGGCAACGCACTTATACCGGGGCTGTCTGGCGGGTATGTGTCCTCATTATTTGATTTTGTTTCAAAAAGAACATACGGAAATTTATCAAATCCGCTAACATTTAAAAATTTGTCATCATCACCTGCAAGAAGATAATATACGGATAAATATTTTTTATCCTTTGCCCATACACTTTTTGGATTGTATTCATCATTAGGCATTACAAAATGTACTATAGCAAAGCGCGCAAGCGGCTTATTTTTAGCGGCCTCAATAATGTTTTCAGGGCAATTTTTTTCCCCAAATTTTTTAACAAGATTGTATGCACTTTCTTTATATTGCCTTACAAGCGTATTAATTCTGCCTTTGTCATCTTTAGCATACCTGTAACTGCCCATAGGCAACACTTTTGTGTGCATTACCGTGTCATAATCGCTTTCAAGCGCAAGTACACTAAAAGAAAATATACCCATTTGTGTATATATATCAGGCAGACAAGTGTAAAGAGGGCTTGCATTAAAAATATCACGCAAAATGGTTTCAACCTCTGCACACCATTTTTTTACCGCATAATGTTTTTTTAATTTATAATTACGGATTTTAATTTTAAACCACCTGTGTGCAGGGTTAGTAGCACCCGTTGCCATACCTGATGAAAAATTTCTAACAGCTATAAGAGGGCAGGAATCAAGTATTTTTTTAGATTTTTTGATAGGTTTATCAACATCATCAATTAAAAATTTTGTTCCCCTGGGGCAAAAATAATCAGATAATTCTTGCAAGTCACCTTTGATATTGTTAAAAATATCGTCAAGCTCCTTGCGACGTATTTCAAAATATGATTTTGTAAGTTTCATTTAAACCTACTCCCCTAATAAGCGTTTCTTTTCAGTTATCACAGGGTCGCCAAGTCCTCTGGCTGTGGTTTTAATATCTTTCTTTGCAAGAGCCGCCGTTTTATTTTTTTGCGCACTACCTGCTCTTTGAACAGAAGCATCCGCAATGGTCGGGGCTGCAATTGTTTCCTGTTTTACAGGCTCTACTTTTGGTGCTTTTGGTGAACACATAAAAACTCCTAACTTTTCTAAAATCAAATTAATTAAAGGGGTCAAATTCAGTTTCGACCCCATAAGATTTTTCAATATTTTCGTTTTTTTGATGAAACAAATGCGAATAAAAATTTATAGCGTAAATGTTCATCATTAAACTGTCGGCATAATCGGGGCTTTCGCCCTGTTCTTTACGAATTGTTTTTTTCTCTTCACTTAAACTTGTGCCGTTTGACTGATAAATCTTTTTAATATACTCAAGCTGTCTCATAGTATTTTCACAGGTAAGTTTCAGCCAGCCGTTTTGTAAAAAATCATTTACGGTCAAATACCCGTCAGCCCTTTGATTGGCACTGTTTTTATACCGCGCTTTGCCATTACCTCTGAATGCAAGACAATTTTCAATAATCTTTTTAACGCTAACCCAAATCGGATAACCTAATCCGTCGGCATCTAAAATTGAAAAATCCGGCATATAAAGACTATGAAGGCTGATAATTTTACCCTTAGTAATATCGGTATCAGGCTCCGTCCACTGTGCGATTGTGTTTTCCTGCCAAACATTTAAGCTTTTTCTTGTAAGCAATTTTGCAATACAATTATCGCCACCCGCGGCTGCAAGGTCAACGGATAAAACTTTATTTGTTGTTGAACCGTCAGGAATAATGACAAGATTTTTTGAATTTTCAAGAGAGGAAACGGAAAACAAATAATCAGAGGCTTGGTCTAAAGGCTCACCGAGCCAAATATGCTTGTAATCCTTATAGTTTCTTTGTTTGCATAGATTAGCTTCATCAATCAATTTTTGCGGGCAAAATTCATTTTCAAAGTAATTAATTTGAATATGAAGGCAGTCACTGCGCCCGACACAGAAAACATAAACCGCATCATTTCTTAAATAGCGGTTCATTGTAAAGAAAACTTTTGAATTTTGTTTACGGATTGTAGGAATAATAATATCAAGTGTGGCTTTAGTTATAGCCTGCGCCTCATCAATCCATAAGATGTCGACACCCTCTAAGCCCTTAATATTAATGGAGCCTTGCTCTCTAAACCCTTTAAAAATAATGATTGAACCTGTTTCTCTGTGAATAATTTTATTGCTCTTAATGTCAAAATTCAGCTTAAATTCTTTAATGAGGCTCACAAATATTTGATATACAGATTCTTCAATACTGTTTTGAGTTTCGCGACCGCAGCAAACACGTATTTTTCTAACTTCACAAAGATACAGTAAAAATCTTGCTGTGCTTTGAGATTTTGAAGAACCGCGCCCGCCGTCAAGCAAACAATAATTATACGAATTAAAATCAGTAATAACGGGGTGAAGTTTAACGGGGATTTTAAGCATTATCGGTACTGTTAGCATTATTATTTACACTCTCACCAATGTTAAAATTAATTTCCTTTTCATCATATTTAACCGCAGGCATTTTGTTGTAAATAAAGGATTCCTGCGGGTCACCTGCTTTTTTGTCATCCCACCCCAAAACCCTAAGGGCAAACATATCGCCACTATTGCCCCGTTTAATTAATCTTTCCTCGTAAGCCTGTTCTACCCTTAACTTTGCCTGATTAATGATGTTGAAAAATTCATCTTTAGGTGGATAATTTAGTACAATTTCTCTTGTCGTATCAAGCGCAAGCACAAGCCCTGTAAGAGTTATTGGCATATCGTTTTTGGTACAATTTTCAAAATAATTATTTATTGTTTTTTCTAAATCTTTTTTTTCAAAATTTAAAATTTTTTTCATAAAAAAATAGGAGGGGTGTAAAAACCCCTCGTTGTTGTTTATCCGTATTTGTGTGTTGTTATTTTATAATTTTTACGGGGCAATTAATCTCTTTGCCCGCAAATCCTGCACCATTTATATATGCAGGTCTTATGGTGTCTGAAATTTTGTTATTTTCTTCAATGGTTTTAATGTGTTTATAGTAAACCATAGGAATATATTTTGTATGGATAGGGCAAGGATGATACGGTGAAAGCTGCGGCATTTCAATCATCAAGTTTTGTACTTTATCTAAATAACGTCTGGCCGCTTTTCCGCTTAGCTCTTTGTGTTCAATTTCAAACTTTTTATTATCAATTTTTCCGTATCTGAAAATTTTTATTTTTTTACAAGGGGATTCCCGTTTACTTTTAATACAATCAAGAACATAAACAATTTCACTTGTAACCTTGATATTATTAATAAATAATTTTGTGGGTTTTAGAATTTTATATCTATGGATATATTCAAATGTTTTGGGGTCAGTTGTTGAATATTTAATGTTACAGCAAACAAACTCCATAAAGCCCCCTTTTGTAGATACAAAAATTCCCTGAAATGCAAAGCAGATATTTAAAGCAAAGTTAAAACCTCTTGCACATTTTTATAAATAACATATAGGCATGTGTCCATGCGGACACTTTTTGAATTATTTATATTCAATAGAGAGTAATTTTAATGTTGCAAAAACAAGCTGTGTGCGATTTTGAACATTAAAAATTTTAAATAATTTTCTCAAGAGTTTCTTTACAGTTCCGTAAGATATGTTGAGATTTTCCGCAATTTCATAATTTGTCTTGCCGGAAGCAACTAGAATTATTAAATCTTTTTCCCTGTCTGTTAAAAGTTCATTCATAAATTATTTTCCTTGTTTAGATTTTTAATTTTTTTAACTATTTCATAGACTACGGGTACACTAACCGAATTGCCTGCCATTTTATAAAGCTGTGTATCTGGAATACCTATACCGTAGGCAGTTTGGACGATTTCATCAGGGAAACCTTGCAATCTAAAGCATTCAAGAGGAGTTAAACGCCTGATTTTGCAATCATACTCCCCGTTTTCCCCTATATTAGCCATAATTCCGTGCCTGTCTTGTGCGGTAATTGTAAACATAGGCTCATTATTTTCTTTAAATCGCCTGCCATTTTGACGTTTTTTAAGTTTTTCGGGTGTTAAAACAGGCATTGCAATAATGGTTTGACCCGCTCCGTCCTCTCTGGCTCTTGCAGAAATACAGGGGCTTATTTTATCTTTAATTGCCATAAAACCCTTGCTATCCCTATAAGTTCTTAGGGTGCCTGCCTCTACAATATAGGTGCTTTCGGTTCTGTCCATTTTTGTACTAACCGCGGTTGAAATCCCTTGCCCTCTCTCGTTGCAAGTTGGAAAAGGGTTTGCGTTGCCTGTTTTGAGAGGAAATATTTTTCCGACACCGAATTTTCTAGGATATCCGACAATAAAGACCCGTTCTCTGTTTTGTGGTAATCCAAAGTATTTAGTATTAAGCATCGACCATTCAATAGTGTAATTCCCAAGCTTGGCAAGACTTTCAATGATGATTTTAAAAGTGTTTCCATTGTCGTGAGAAAAAAGGCCCTTAACGTTTTCGAGAAGAAAATATCGGGGTTTCCTGTCTTTGAGAATCCGTATAATGTCAAAAAACAAAGTCCCTCTGGTGTCATTAAATCCTTGCCGTTTGCCTGCAATTGAGAAAGCTTGACAAGGAAATCCGGCAGTGAGCAGGTCAAATTCGGGTAACTCCCCTGTAATAATTTTAGTTGCATTATTATAATAAACCTCATCTTTTGTAGTAAAAAAGTTTTTATAAAGTTTAACTGCGTGTTTATCTATTTCACAAAATGCCACAATATTAAATCCTACTTTTTCGCAAGCAAGCCTAAAACCCCCGCAGCCTGAAAAAAGGTCAAATACTTTCAATGTTACCCCCTTTCAGTAATTTTCGTTTTTGATACATATTTTTGTATCGTTTTTTGTCACATTCCCTGCAAGCGTAAGAGTAGCCGTCATTACTTCGCCTGTTTTTTGAAAATTCATCAACCGATTTTAACTGACGACATACGCCACAATACTTATACAGCATATAAACCGCCTTTCATTATCGGAAGTTTTATTTGTGATATTTCGGAATAAAGCCGCTCAAGGCTTGCCTTATAATGTTTTGGATTATTTTCTATGGCAATAAAATTTCTGTTCAACTGTATTGAAGCAATAGCAGTGGTTCCTGATCCAGAAAAGCAGTCTAAAACAATATTTTCTTCAATTGAAGAATTGAAAATCAGATTTTTAACTATTGACAAAGGCTTAATAGCAGGATGTTTCCACAGTTTTTTATCTTCAACATTTGACGAACCAATGTAATATTTTCGCTTGGTTTCAAATTTTCCATGCAAAGGCACGCTTTTTTCCCTAAAAAATAAGCAATATTCTGTATCTGATAAATATTTATTATTGCAAGTAGGGATAGGGTTAGTTTTATGCCACGTCAATAATTCAGTTGAAGCACCCCTGCTTTCAAAAAAATTAATATACTGCTTGAGCTGATTTTTGCTGCACCAAATATAAATATTAATTTTTTTTAAAACTCTGCAAAATTCTTCAAGCAAAGAGTTTTGAATACCTTCTGAAATACTCTCAAGCTCTTTATGATATAGCCGCTCTTTTTTACCGAAGCAACCTCCCGACCCGCTTTCATCAAACGAATAGGGCGGGTCGGTGTGTATCAGGTCTATATATTTGTCGGGGATGTCTTTTATGAGTTTGTAACAATCTCCGTAATGTATTTGATTAAGGGCAAGCATTGTATTATTTCCCCCCTTTATCACTATCATTGGGGTTTTCAGGATTATCAAGCAAATTAAGTTGATTGTAGGCAAGTTCAAACTTGCATTTGTCAAGCTTTGCTTCAATACTATCGGCGCGTTCATTCTGTGTCAAAAGATATTTTTCAAAATCTTCGATACATTCAAGGCTTTTAATCTGTGTTTTTCCTGATTTATATTTTTTTGCTTTGACATTTTGAACACAATCGCCCGTCAATTCTTCAACTGCAAGCTTAAATCCTTCATGCTCCAATAAAGAGGCGATTTTCTTTCTGCGAGGCAATTCGGCCTCTAGGGCTTCAATCTCGTTTACGATGTCGGTTTCACTTCTTTTAACCATTTTTTTACTCCGTTCTATCCATTAACTCGTTTATGGAAATGTTAAACTGTTCCATTAATTTTTTTTGCCAAGAAGTGCGCCCCCGCATAGATTGCGGGTATACATCTATAATGGCGTTTATTGCTTCTTCCCTACTTCTTGCCTCAATAAAAAGGTTGAAATCAGCGCATAGCTTGCTTACCTCATCAAGCTGTTTTAAGTAGGCTTGCGTTTCTTCTGCACTTGGTGTCATCCGTTTTGCAGGTTTTACAAGCTTTTTGTACTTTTCTTTGTATTTTTTAACCCACCCAAAAAGCCTTTTGCGGGCATTTAAAATGCAAGCGCCGTTGTCCTCTTTGCTTACAATTGCAGACAGCCACTCATTGATACCCATTTGAAAGGCATTTTTGTTGCCGTCCACAGTGTTTAAAAGGTCAATACAAAGTTTTTCGTCCTGCTTAATGTCAGGCTCGAAGCCGGGAATTTTTTTTAAAAAATCAAAAAAAGAATTTAAAAAAGAAGCATCCACATGCATGTGTTTTTCTTCTTCTTTTATTTCTTTTGCTTTACTTTGTGCATTATTGTTTGCATTATGAATACATAAATTATTTTTATGTAAGCATTTTCCAAATAAATTCAAACATATTTCATCACGAGATAAAGGCTCAGTTTTTCTACGCTTATAGACATCCGAAATATCATCTACAAACAATTGAGAAAAAATAACCTGCTTATCCCACATTTCTTTATCAATACAATCCAACTCCGCAAGCGCATCAAGAATGCTAATAATGCGCTCTTCCGGTATTTTAAACTTTGAAAAAAATATTTTCCGCTGTACAGTGTTTCTGCAATCCACAAAATGGTTTTCACTGCGGCCAAGTTTTTGCAACAATTTGACCCAAACGACAAAACCGTCGTTATTGTCAAACATATCTTCAATTGCAGTAATGGAATCACTAAAAACACAAGGAAGCGGGAAATAATCAACTATATTTTTATTTTTTCTCGCCATTCTTATTGTAAAATCCTCTTTTAGATGTTGCGGTATGTGCCGTAAAATTTGCCAATAAAAACCCGCTTAATAAAAAGCGGGAAAAGGTCATGGTGTCAATATGCAAATTTATATCAATCTTTTTTTAACAAGCTCAATGGCTTCCGCAAATGGGTCAAACTCCTTTTGCGTACCCTTTACTCCAACGATTAAAATACCTTTTGTTTTGAGTTTCTGTACAAACTCGGTTAATTCAAGCTCGAAATCGGGTAAATTTGCCTCTATATAACTATTTATTGCAGCTTTAGGGCAGCAGGAGGTATCTTTAAAACCATTAAAAAGAGGCTCCAAATTAATTATGCTTTGTCCTGTGATACAAATATTAATATCCATTAATTTACTATGAGGCTTTAAAGCTTTTGTCATAAAATGTGATAGTTCTTCGGAGTTTGAAGCCAGCTGCTTGGTTTTTTCAATCTCTTCGCCACAATTGCAACCGTTCGCCGATTCATTATTATAATCGGCATGTCCATTTGCACCACAGGTTTTGTCGCCTCTAAATCCCTTTTTACATTCAATGCAAAGTGTAAATCCTTTATCTTTCATCGTCCTTTGCTCTCTTGTGTAACTTTTAAACAGTGTCATTGCGATAATCCTCCATTTTCTTTAATATCTACATTTTTATTTTTCTTTGGTTTCTTTAAAAAATTTTTCTTTTTCCAATTGCAAGAGCTCCATATTTCGGTCAATAAGCTCCATATAAAGCTTAAAGATACGACCGCTTGTGCCTTTGACATACAAACAGAATTTGTTTAATGTTTCGGCAATTTCACAAATTCTGGCCGGAAAAAATTTATATTCATCAAGAGCCATGGCGTTTTTTGCAAGATTATTATATTCATTTTGGGCTTGCTTAATTTGAAAATCCTCATTGCTATTGTTATACACATTGCATGATTGTTTTTTGCTGATTTTGTTTTTGTTTTTTGGCATCATTATTTATTCCTATATCGGTCAATTTGTTTTTATCAAAAGCTTGTTTTATATGTTCTTCATCTATTGCCTGCAGTGCAATTTTGGCAAGTCTATCAAGCTCAAATTTTGGTATTTTAAATTTTATTTTTTGCATTAGAATTTCTCCACTCAATAAGAGTGTGTTGCACATAAATATTAATTAAACTGGTTAAACGGCTTTGAGTTGAAATAGAAAAGAAATATCGACTTTATTGCCTGTTCTTGTCTTGTTAATTTCATCTACAATTTTATACATTTCATCAAGCTTGAATTGTTCTTTACCGTTCATTTTTCTAGATAAAGTAGATGTTGAAATTTGCAGCATATCTGCAACTATTCTTTGATTCAATCCTGCACGCACAATTTCTGCGTACAGATTAGTAAACTGTTTCGCCATTGCTGCCCCTTTTGTTACTTAAAATTACGGTAAAACAACTACATTGATGTTATGAATTGAAATTAAAATGTAATATTTTTACAATTGATAACCAATTCGTTAATAAAAGAATATGATTAAAATAATAAAATGTCAATAATAAAGGCTTATTTAGACAATAATATTTTATTGTTAAATTATATAATGCCATAAATTCTAATATAGATAGCATTTTAAGCATTTAAAATATCAAAATCACCATTTTATTTTACTATTTTTAATAATTTTGTTGAAAATATTTGCAATTTAATTATGTTTTTTTATAATAATTGTAAAAAAGTTCTTTACATTTGTTGCTATTTTTGATAATATAGTTATTACCCTTTTGTAAAAGTAGAGAGATGTAGGAAAAGATAAACAATGTTATTAAGCAGTTGTCAAATTGTCATTGATAATATTAAAAATAAATATAATTTAACAAATATTGATATTTCTATCAGAACAGGGGTTGCAAAAGCCACTATTGATAAAATTACATCAGGTAAGACAAAAAATGTGCAAGATAAAACACTGGAAAAGCTGCGAAAAGCCTTTAAAGAATTTAATGAAATTCCAAAACCTTTAAATAAAATATACGTCGATGAAATGACAAAAAAAATGGTGGAAGCCATAGAGCGTAAGCCGGAACTAAAAAAAGTATGTGCGATGACCTGTACATTAAAATCCAGTGATTTAAAAGCAATATCACGCATTTTAGAAAAAATGTCGGATAAATTTTAAAATAGAAAAAAATAACTCAAAAGAAAAAAATCAAAGGTTGTAGTCAAATTGTTGCGTAAAAAAATAAAATTTAACGTTGAGAATGAAGTAGTAAAAGCTGTTCTATACATGCGCTATTCAAGCTTAAACCAAAATGAGCAAAGCATTGAGGGGCAGAGGCACGCTTGTCAGGCATATTGTAAGGCCAATAATTATGTAATAATTGATGAGTACATTGATAGGGCTTTGAGTGGCACTAGTGACAACAGACCTAATTTTCAGCGCATGATTAAAGATAGTGCAAAGGGCTATTTTGATAAGGTTATTGTATATAAAGTTGACCGTTTTGGGCGTGATAGATATGACATTGCCACATATAAGAGAAAATTAAAACAAAATGGCGTAAAGCTTGAGTACGCCGAGGAGCGCATACCTGAAGGACCAGAAGGGATAATGCTTGAAGCAATGCTTGAGGGTATGTCTGAATATTATTCTGCCGATTTATCACAAAAAATTAAAAGAGGGGTTAGAGAAAGTGCTCTTAAATTTAAAATGCTTTCACACCCGCCTTTTGGCTATGAAAAAGACAAGAATGGTTGTTATAAGCTTAACGAGGCAACTGCTCCACTAGCTAGAGAAATTTTTGATAAATACATGAATGGCGTGCTGTCTAGTAAAATTGTTGAAAATTTAAACGCAAGAGGAATAAAAACAACTAAGGGCACGGACTTTGAAACCAGAACTATACCAAAGATTATAAGCAATCCACGTTATGCGGGAATTTATGTATTTAAAAATGGTGAAATGTGGGTAGAGAATGCCATACCTGCAATTGTTACAAAAGAAGAATACGAAAGAGGCCTTAAAATGCTTGAAACCAATAAACATAAGAATCATTCTACGAAAGTAAAAATACCATTTCTGCTTACCGATAAATTATATTGTGGCATTTGTGGCGATAAAATGACGGGTGATAGTGGAACTGGCAGACATGGCGGTAAGCATTATTACTATACTTGTGTTAGTAGAAAAACCAGAAAAGGTTGCATAAAGAAATCTATTCGTAGAAACGAAATAGAAGAATTTGTAACAGAATTAACAGTGCGTTGTGCATTGAAAAGCACTACAATAAAACAAATTGCAGATACAATAATGGAGATACAGGAAAAAGGCATTAATACAAGCGTACTGGATAGTCTGAAATTACAATTAAAAGAAGTTAATACAGCAATTAAAAATATTATTGATGTACTTCAACAGGGTATAATTATGGATTCCGTCAAAGAGCGCTTAATGGAATTGGAAGAAAAACAAAGAAAATTAAAGGCGGGCATCCAAATAGAACAAAACAGGCTTAATAATCCTAAATATGATAAACAAAGTGTTATGAACTGGCTAGCATCGTTTAAGGAAGGTGATACTAAAAACAAAAAATTCCAAAATGCTATTATAGATGTTTTTATAAATAAAATATTTTTATATGAAGATGAAATTAATATTGTTTACAATTACACTAATGATAATTCACTAAAAATATCATTAGATGATGTTAAAAAAATAATTAAAAATTCCGAAATCCTTGAGGATAGTGAACTTTCAGGGGTTCGGATAGAACGCCTAAACTGGAGCGTAGGTTACGCCATCCGAACCCCTAAAATATATTGTGCAGAAAATTGTTTTATTTTATCTATAAAATTTGATAAAATAAAACAAGCGCTAAATACTTAAAATATATAAAATTTGTGTAAATATATCTTGATAAAAACTAAAGAATTTTTTTTAAAATTTCATCAACTATTTTTAATTTATCAGCGTTCTTTTTTATTAATTTTATTCTACCAATAATTGATTGATACAATTCTTTTTCATTGACTTCATCATCAAAATCATACAGGTCTTTTGGTTTAAGTCCAAGTGCGTTGGCAAGCTTTTCAAGAGTATTGGGTGTAGGATAATTAACCCCATTTTCTATACAAGATAGCGCCCTTGGTGAAGTGTTAATTTTTTCCGCTAATTGTTCTTGCGTAAGTTTTTTAGCTTTTCTTAATTTAGCTATGCGCAAACCTAATAATTTCTTTAAATTTCCTTCTATTGTCATTTAAGTAATCTTTCAATTTCTATATCAATGCTAATGTTTATTTCATGTAAAAAAAATGATTTATTGGTTTATGACACTTGATTTATTAGTTATTGACATTAAAAATTGAGCCCACTATAATTGACTTATAAAAAGTATAAAAGTTTCAAACTAAATATAATTCAGCGCGGGTGGTTAAACCGCCCGTTTTCTTAAAACAAGTTTCACCCTTTTTGACCTTTAATGCAGCATATATTCTATGCTGCATTTTTTAAAATAAAAAATAAATTTTAACTAGCAAATTATTTTTATTTTGTGTTTTATATCATCCCATCCTTTTTTGACCTATAATAAAAAAATAATAAATATGAGGAATATTAATGAGAATTACATCTGTAAGCGCGGCATATAACCGTCAAAATTTGAGACCCCAAAACGTAAACTTTGGAAAATTTGAAAATAGGGAAGTCGCACAACATGTTAAAGAAAATATATTAAACCCTAATAAATATGGCGGTCCTGCAAAAGTGGCGTTTGATTATTTTGATAAATCAGACTTTGTTACAATTAAACGTAAAAAAGGTCTGGTATATGCTGTTGCTGAAAGAGATGCTATTAGCAAACACGAAAATAAAAAACTTTTTGAAGATATGATATTGCGTTATTATCGGCTTTTTAGCTGTGGAGCTGATAGAAAGAACTTGACTGCAACATTAGATAATACCTATCGTGCCTATGAATGGGAACCTGAATTTGAAGAGCAAACAAACATTATTAAATCGGAACCAAATTATCTTACCCTTGTAGAAAATTTTGGCAATGCGCATAATCTATACGAAAGTTTTAGGGATGCCGAAAATGGTTATGACCCTTCTGCTTCTGACTTAGTATCTTCTGAGGAGGAATATGAGCCTGATAATTGGGATAAAGCTCATGATTGGATGAAAAATTAAAATAATTATTAATTTTCTTTAATATCTTAATTGTTATTTGAATAAAATTAGCAATAATTTTTGTTTACTTGTTTTACTTTTAATAGGATGTAATAAAAGGTAAATTTATAAGTAATAAAAGGTAAATTTTTTGTTCAGGTCAAGAATAGTGAAGGATTTCAATAGCAATTATACTGCTATGTCTAAAAGCTTAAATTTTACAGGCTTAAAGACAGGTAAAATTGCCAACCTTGCGGCCATAGAGAATTTTTCAAACTGTCATCTTGACGGTATTTATTCTAAACTCAAAGATAAAGTTGCCCCCGGTTTTATCCAAGAACAAGGGGGCAATGTCTTTTACAAGAAGGCTAATTCTTTTGTAGATACCTTAAAATATCCATTTACAAGAATGCCTCTTGAATTATTAAATGCTTTTGCAAATAAATTTAATATTGAAAGCTTACAAAATAGTAAACTGCTTACAAATTTTAAAAAGGCTGGTGAAAATGAACGGTACGAAAGAGCTGTGCGGGGCTTGCTCCAAACTAGCAACAATCTTTTTAATAACGCAATTAAAAAAGAAAAAATTAAACCCGAAGATGTGCAAGACTTTCTCTGTAAGCCCACAGGCTGTAAAAATTCCGAATTTGCCAAACATTGTGGTGAAATAGCAAATAAATTTTACGAATCGTTTGATGAAAACTTATCAAAAAGCAAGGCTCACTATAATACACCTCATGAGCGCACTGTAGTTAAAATTGTTTCAGGTGCAACGGCTGCCTTTATCCTTGGAAACGATTTTTACAATAAAGCCATTTTAAACGGGAAAACGGACGAAGAAGCCAAAAAATCTGCCAAAGATAAAAGAGAGCAAGAATTAATTGAAAGCGGCCAGGAGGCACTTGCACAATATTTTACACTTGGCGCATTTTCGGAATTTACAAATAATCACACCTTGGCTGCCCCTGTTTTTAATACGGTTTTAAGTACGATTTTTAGAATAACTTCAAGACTTGCAAAAAATAAACCGCTAAAAAAAGATTACAGCTTACTTGAAAAAACTCAAAAACCTGTAAAAATACCGTCAATCAATGAATTTATAAATTCTATTCAAAATAAAAAACCTGTTAAATATGAAGAAATTAAAACCGCAAGCCTGCCAAAACAGGAAGATGATAAAAAACATATTTTATCATTAAAAAACATTGGTTTAGCTTGTCTTGCAAGTGTTGTAACTGGTTTTGCCCTAAAGGGATTAAAAAGCACAAAAGTTTTTGAAAGTATCGGAGAAATTGTTAAAAATTC